TTAGCCAAGGCGCTTTTGGTTCGCCGCCATGAGCCGCACAACCCCGTCCATCCCGTCTTTCGCCAATCGGACCTGATCAGCCTCGCGGGAGTAAAGTTCCGCATGCGTGATGCTAGTATGGCCGAGCGTATCCATAATCTGCCGCGTCGTCGCGCCGCTCTCGGCCAGGAGCTTGCCGAGCGTCTTTCGGAGCCCATGCATCGTGCAGCCAGGGGCAAGGCCGGCCATCTTGGTCCAATGAGCCATGGCACCGGTCAGCGACTTCGATGAGAACGGTTCGCCGTAGGCCGTGGTCAGGATCGTCGCGCGGGTCATGTCCGTCGCGGCCAGCACCTCCTGCAGCATTGGCGTGATCGGGATGACAAGGCTACGTCCGGTCTTCTCCTGCGTGACGTATGCCGCGCCGTCGATGATGTCGCCCGGCTTGATCGTCGCGACGTCGCCACGGCGATTTCCAAGCCACAGGGCCAATGCATAGGCGAGACGAGGCGTGGTTCCGATCGGCCACCGCAGCTCATAGGCCGCCCGCTCGGCTGCGGTCCATGCGCGCCAGCCTTTGGTTTCGGGCCTATATTTCAACCTGTAGGCCGGATCCGTCTTGATCCAGTTCTCATCGATAGCGACATCGAGCATCTTGCGGATCAGCGTGAGCAGGTGCTTGGCGGCATGCGGCGTCGAATTGCGTTCCGCTAGAATGCCTCGGATGTGGCGACGCTCGACATCGGCGATAGGCGCATCACCCCACACCAGCGCCGAATCGGGCGCAACCTTGCTCGCGAAGAACGCTTCAGCGATGGCCGTCTGCTTGAACTGGCTGACGGCGGCGAGCGCCTGCCACTCGGGCGTCTCTGTCACGACCTTTCGCCAAGCCGCACGAAACGAGCGTGGCTCGGCAGCTCCAGGCAGCTTTACGACCTGGGCCTTTCTCGGCTCGCGGCCCTCGACAACGGCGCGATAGGCTTCCTCGAACTCGGGATGGCCCGGCGCGTGCGGAAGCGACACCGTCTTTCCAGCACGGCGAAATCGCCAACGCTCTTTGCCGTGACGGTCTTTGTAGGGGCTGGCGTTGGGGTGCTCGTCGCTCATGTCTTTACGCTAGCGGCGACCGGCGCTCTCCTGCAAGGCCGCATCGATCTTGTTGGCCGGACGGGCGTCGATGTCGGTGAAGGCCATATCGAGCGCGAAACGATCCCAGCGGACACAGCCGTCGATGCGCTTCGCCTTCGGCATGCGGCCATCGGCGACGAGATCGTCGAACTTCGTCGGACCGACGCCGATGTAGCGGGCAGCCTCCTCGCGCGATAGGCCGCGGGGCGGATAGGCGAGGGGGTCCGGGCGCAGGGTCACGGCTGCGGCCTCCGGCCGATGGCCTTCCCGTCGCAATAGAGGATGCCGTCGAGCCAGACGACAGGCCGGCCCTTGTGGATAAGGTCGGTTGGGGTCGCCTGCGCGCCCCACGGCAGATCAGCGGCCCGCTCGACCTTGACGCCCGTCTCCGATCGCTTGAGCGCCGATGCGCCGCGACGCAGCCTTCTCCTATTGGCCATGGCCGGGCTCCGGGCAGTGCGACCGCAGGAATGCCAGGGAGGCTTGCATGACGGCGGCAAGCCCATCGCTGAAGGCATGGACCCGCAGTTCTTCCTCGACATATTCGAGCCCAGCCAAGGCCCCGGCCAGCGAGGTCGGCGCAGGCGTCGCTCCATAGAGCTGTTCGATCGCGGGCCCATAGGTGGCATCCGCGAGGTCGTCCCAATCGGCGTCCGGGTCTTTCTCCAAAGTCGCGCAGAATGCGGCGGTGCCCGTCCGAACTTCCGCGATGAGATCGGCAAGCGGGTCGCCTGCCGTCGAGCATCTGGCGGCCATCATGGCGCCCTCCTGGCAATGGGGTGGCTGATGCGACGAAACGGGCCACGTATGGCCTTGGGAGCGCGGCGCGCGAGACGAGCGCATTCAGCCTGCTCGTCGGACCACTCGACGCAGCTCTCGCAGATTGTCTTGCGCTTGTGCTGAATGCGGATGATGCGGCCAGTCCAGAATTGGCTGGCGACGTCTTCATCGGAACCGCAGAACGAGCAGACCGCGCCGGAAGCCGAGCACTGACGCGCTGCGTCGGAGGCGGAGGGAAGCGCCAGAAGCTCATGACCGCACCACCTGCGCTTCAATGGCCTGGGCCTGCGTGAAGGCTGTGTCGAGCAACGCGACCACGCCATCAATACGGTTGTCCAGGGCTCGGTGGATCGCCAGCAGACCAGTGCGCTGAGGTTCCGGCATACCTGCGCAGGCAAGGGCGAAGGCTTCGCAGAGATCGGCCGCCAAGCTCGCACTGTAGCGGGCCTCGTCGATGTTGATGGAGAGAGGATCATCGCCGCTCATGACCGCATTCCTTCGCTGGTCAGCGCAGCCTCGAAAGCGACCATGTCGATCAGCGCGCGCTGGTGCAGGATGTCCTGTAAGAGCGACCACATCAGCCGACCTACATCGTCGCCGAGGCTTTCAGGCAAATCTTGGACACAAGCGTTTCCGCCGCAGACGAGCCGCCGCAGGGTCCGAGCTTTTGCCCGCAAGCCTTCCCCGGTTTCGGCCCGGGATAGAACCAACACACGCTCGGCTGCGCTTTGCTCCCGACAGAGCCGCTCGCCCGCTTCCTCGCTCGTGCGGTCATCATTGATGAGATCGGCAAGGGCGCTATGACGGCGGTCGGCGGCGATCAGCGCAGCGTCCGGAGTGATGCGGGAGAGGTACGCGTTCATGGCGCCACCTCGATCGCGCTGCGAATGGCGAGATGAGGGTCCTGGCAGCGAGCCATGTAGAATGCCGCGCCGATCTCCTCACGCGGCACGCCCGATTGAACCTCGAGCACTGACACGACCGAGTAGAGCAGCCAGTCGAGCTTTCGCTTGAGATCGCGCGCTTCCCGGTCGCGGTCATCGTTGGGGGTGAGCTCGTATAGCCTCTCGACCAAGCGATGAACGAGCAGAACTTGGTGCTGAGCTCCGAGAGCCGACGACGCTCGGGTGTATACGGCTTGGCAGAATTTGGCGTCGATCTGATCGTCGATCGCGTCTAGCGCCTCGGATGCGCGGAGGTACCGGAATGCCTCCTCGTTGGTGGTAGCCTCGTCCACCTCCGATCGCACAGCCTGGGCTCGGCCCATGGCCTCGTAAAGGCGCTGCATCTCACGGGCGAGCTTCGCCACCTCGCAGGCCGGATGGCCAAGAGAACGCCAGGTGATGGGGTCGTCAGGCGATGGCGCTGCGACGTCTGTGGCCGCATTTGGGGAGGCGTGATCCGAATGGTGCATGGCGGCTCTCCACATGAACTGTGAGAGCCATCAAGCACGACTTGATTAATCGTGTCAAGTTGCGCTTGATTTCACTTCAATCGCGCCTGAACCGGCGGTGCTCAACCATGACGCCAATGATCCGGTCGCGGTTGTCGTCGATGACGATTTGCTCCACTGGATAGTCAGGATTTATTGGATGGAGCTCGCCAGCCAGCCCGCCGTCATCATGGCGCCGCAGGGACTTGAGCTGACGGAAAACAGCTTGGTCCTCGTGCCCCAACTCGACGAATACGAAATCTCCTGGCCTAGCCTTCACGCCTGTGTCGGCGATGACCAGGTCGCCGAAACTGAACAGTGGCGCATTGTCGTCCTCAGAAATTCGCGCGGCGAACAGCTGTCTGACCGCCGGCTTCTGCGCAAGGATGGTATCCTTCCGAATCTCGTCGTCCGGCGGCAAATCGCTTCCGAATATGCCGATTGATTGGATATCTGGCCAGCGGTACTCGCGAACGAACCTCTTTCGATCGCTATCCAGCTCAAACTTGGGTGAGAGGCGATCGCCCAAACCCTTCTGCAGCCATTGCACCTCGACACCCAGGATTTCGGCGAGGTCGAACAATCTCAGGTTCGTCGGCTGCGTCCTGTTCGTCTCCCACTGGGAGACCGACTGGACGCTGATGTTCATTCGGCCGGCCAGCTCTTGCTGGGTCAGGCGCTTCTCAGTTCGGGCCTCACGGATGCGGGCGCCGAGTGTTTCGTTCGCTGTGCTCATCATGGGAGCATAAAGGCCCCCTTGAACAAATTCTATCAAGTGGTACTAGATAGTATAGTTAAGGATCACTTGAGGGACCGATGACACAGGCAGCCCCGCTACAGAAGGCGATATCGGCACTCGGAAGCGCTCGCGCGCTTGCGGCTGCGCTACGGATCACCCCTCAAGCAATCTCGCAATGGCGCGAGATCCCCGCAGGCAGGGTGATCGCTGTCGAGGGGGCTACAGGCATCCCCAGGCACGAGTTGAGGCCGGATTTCTTCCAGAGGCCCGAAGTCATCGCTCGCCAGCACGTACATGCAGGTGCGCGTAGCGCGCCCCGCGCGAGGGCTGGATCATGAGCGCCGAGGTCATCGAGATCGGCGATCGCATCACGGACGAGCAGAACCGCCTGTTTTACGCATGGCGAGATGCCCACGTCCTGGCGCAGGAGACGATGAACCTTCATGACGGAATCGCGGCCGGCAAAGCCTGGGCGAGGTTCATGCGATCCTTTGAGCCTGTCGCGCAGCCGTCTGCCAACGTCGTGCGGTTCGGGCCACGAAGGACCAGCCCGTGAGTTTCGCCGGCGGAACCCCGCCGCAGCAGACCATGAGCGCGCTCGATGCCCTCAACGCAGCGGAGTTCGAGGCTGCCCTTATCGGCGGCGTGCTGAACTATCCGCAAGCCGTGGGTGCGGTGCTCGAGGCCGAGCTTGACGGCAAGCATTTTCTAGATCCGGCGCTCGGCACGCTCTGGACGCGGGTTCGCGACATCTCGCTTCGCGGCGACGTCGTGGATATCAGGACTGTCATCCAAGGTGGCGCCGAAGTGCTGGGCGGACCCGGCACGACGCTGCAGGAGCTGCAAGCCCATCTGCTAACCATCGCCATCACGCCGGCCCGGTTCCGGCAGTACGCTCGCCTCATCAAGGCCTGCTGGGCGCTGCGCGCGATTGTGGCGCAAGCCGATGACGTCAAGGCTCGCGCAACCAGCGTGGACGCCATGCAACTCGTCAACGAGGTGCTTGCCGAGATCGACGCCGTCCGCGACGTGACGCTCGACCGCCGCGGCGGCGGCCGTGGCAGCTTGAGCAAGATCGTCGGCACCCTGGCGACGTCGGCGCGCGCGATGGCCTCCGGCAGCGTTCCCCGGCCGCCAGCGACGGGCCTGTCAGATCTCGACCGCTACCTGCCCATGAAGGGCCTTGCCGCCGGCTCACTGATCATCCTCGCCGGCCGCACCGGCATGGGCAAGACGATGGTGGCATCGTCGATCTCGAGCAAGGTCAGCGCCGCCGGGCATGGCGTATGCTTCTATTCGCTCGAGGTGCCAGCGGCCGAGATCGCGGCGCGCATCGCCTGCGAGCGGATCGGCGGCAAGGCGCCGGCATATGGCGATGTGCTCGCCGGCCTCGTGACCGAGGACGACCTCGCCCAGATCGAATGGGAGCAGGAGCACTTCGCGAAGTTCCCGTTCTACCTCGACGACACGCCAGCGATGGGCATGGCCGACATCATGGTCAGCGCCCGGCGCGAGGCGGCGAGGTTCGAGCGTGCGGGACAGAGCCTGCGCCTGATCGTCGTCGACCACGCCCAGATCGTGAAAGCCTCCAGCCGGTATTCTGGAAACCGCGTCAACGAGCTAGGCGAAGTCGCCAATGCCGCGAAGGTGATGGCCAAGCAGCTCGGCTGCGCGGTGGTGCTCTGCAGCCAGCTCAACCGTGGCCTGGAGGGCCGCGACGACAAGCGCCCGACGCTGGCCGACCTGCGGGCCTCCGGCGAGGTCGAGGAAGCCGCCGACGCTGTCCTGATGATCTATCGGGAAGCCTATTATGTCCAGAAATCGACGAAATACCGAGAGAACGACGTCGAGACCCATCAACATTTTGCGCGCGTGAAGAACATGGTTGAGATCGGCGTCGAGAAGTCGCGCCAAGGATCGACCGGCCGGGCCACCTTGTGGTGCGACCCGGCCCGCTCGATCGTCAGCAATCTGTATCGGGGGCAGGCATGAGCTGGCTTCGATGGTGGGACGGGACCTGCTCGGATCCGAAGTGGCGGGTGATCGCGATGCGTTCAGCGCAGCCTGTCGGCAGCGTGGTTGCAGTATGGGCATGGCTGCTGGAACGAGCGCGTCAAGCCGACGGTGATCTGGGCGAGATCGATGCTGAAGAGATCGCAGTGACCTACGGCTATGACGTCGACGCTGTATCGGCGATTCTCGCAGCGCTATCGGATAAGGGCTTGATATCCGACGGCGCGGTGAAAAACTGGCGCAAGCGGCAGCCTAAGCGAGAGGATGACAGCGCCGAGCGGGTGCAGAAATTCCGTGCGCGCAAGGCCGCAAAGCAGCTGGCGGAAAAGTCGGAGGGTAACGACGAAATCGCCGCTGACACGCAGCGAAACGCAGATGTAACGCGGCGTAACGCCCCAGAAGCAGAAGCAGAAGCAGAGAATCTCTCTCTCGTCGCTTCGCGCCGCGATCAAGGCGGAGATGGTGAAAAGCCAGTCATCAAACCGAAGTCGTCGAAGACCCCGCCGAGCCTCTTCGACGAATTCTGGCTGGCCTATCCGAAACGCGATGGAGAAAATCCGAAGCAGCCCGCTCGGAAAAAGTTCGACGCCGCCGTCAAGTCGGGCACCGATCCCGCGGCTATAACGGCCGGCGCCAGGTCCTATGCCGAGGCTGCAGCCCGGCGCGGCAATGTCGGCACGCCCTACATCGCCATGGCGTCAACCTGGCTGAACCGCCGCGGCTGGGAGGACTACGACGCTCCTCCGCAGCGGGTCGTGGACCTCAAAGAGCGTTGGCGCGTGCCCGTTCGCCGCTGGCTGGACGATCCATCAACGTGGTGGGACGGAGCGCCGCCCGGCGAGCCCGGCTGTCTCGTACCTGACGCCGTGCTTTGTGAATTCGGTATCCAGCGACGGGGAGCAGCATGAGGCCCGATCAGCTTCAGAATCTGGCGCAAGCGATCTACGCCGCGCGCTTCGAGGGCGAGCCGCCGCGCTGCACGACGCCGTGGGACGATCTCCCGCCCGATGCGCAGGCCGTCTGGCTCCGATGCGCCCGCGCCGCCGGCGAGTTCGAGAGCAAGCGCTGCAGCAGGATCGCCCGCATCCATTCCCATCACGCGCTTTGGGACGGGCTCATCGCCTACGGTTGGGATGAGGCCTCCGAGCGGTTCGGGCGCGGTTTGGCGCAGCGCATCGAGGAAGCAATTTTGGAAAAGGGGTCATCGGCATGAGCACGCGCGTCCGCATCCAGGAGGACTTCGTCAGCCAAGACATCCAGCTGATGGCGATGCACTACGCCGGCCGGCGCGACAGCTACGCCATGCGCATCACGTTCGAGCCGATCGGCGAACACGACGCCATGAAGCCGGAGCACTACCAGCGGCCGCTAAACGGGCCGCCGCTGCGCGAGCTGGTGCAGTCGATCATGGATGAAGCCTGGGCCAACGGCTTCCGCCCGTCCGGCTACGGCGACGTTAAGGAGGCGACCGCTGCGGTCAAAGAGCACCTGAAGGACATGAGGGCGGTCGCTTTCCACAAGCTGGGGATCGCATCATGACCTCTACCATCACCCCAGAGGAGCGCGCGGCTAAGCTGTTCGACGAGCTTGAGATCGAAGCCGGCGAGGTCTTCAGTGACAATGCTCTGGCCATCATCGCCGCAGCCATCAGGGATGCGGAGACGCAAGCGCTTCAACACCGGCGGTACATTGTGCCGGAGCCGGAAGCAGGTTGGAAGCCGCTGGCCTCGTTCACGGTTGCGGAGAAGGCCAAGCTCAGGCCCGTCGCTGAGAGCCTGGCGATGCTCGACGGCAACGCCTTCTTCACGGTCGATGCCGGCGAAGGGCGCGAATGGTACGAGGGTTATCTCGCCGAGGCCCACGCCGTCTACGAGGCGAACGGCGGCGATAACGGTTGGGCCGGCGAAGCGTCCTTTGCCAAGACCCTCAAATCCCCATCCCCTCCGAAGGACCAAGGCTGACGGATGGCCCAGAAGCGCAACAGCAAATCGACCCGCAGCCGCAAGTTCCGGGCGCCCGTCGTGGTGCAGCCCCGGCGGCAGCTTATCGAAACCCGCAACCCGGTCGGCGAGGTCGATGCCTCGCTGAACTGGTATCTGGTCTTTACGACGCCGCGCGGCGAGGCCAAGGCGAAGCTCGAGCTGGAAAAGGCCGGCTGCAAGACGTTGCTGCCGAGCGTGCATCGGGTCTACATCAGCGGCCGGCGGAAGCTGGAGTACGACGTTGCGACGTTCCCGCGGTACCTGTTCGTCTCCGGACTGCCGTCACTGGCGCGTCGGATTAGCGAGCAAGCCAGCGGCAAGGCTTTCAGCGTCGGTGACGCAGTCGTCTCATCCGACGGCCGGCCGATCACGGACATCCGCCAGATCGACGGCGTCCAGGACGTCATCCGCAATGGCATGGTCTGGGCCAAGGTGCCCAGCCATGCCGTCGCCGCGGTCGCCGCCTACCAAAACGACGCAGTCGCGCCTGAAGTCCCGAAACCATTCGCGGCGGGCAACAAGGTCGTGGTCATCGACGGCCCGTTTACGCACTTTCAGGCGACGATCGTTGAGGTCATCGGCCTCCGGGACGCGACGGTTCTGATCGACATCTTCGGCAGGCAGACCAAGGCGAGCTTCGATCTTGCGCAAATCGAAGCGGCATGACATATCTGGGGCACGGTTTACTTGAATGCTTGCCCTTCGGGGTTGCCTGGGTAGCAGGTTAGAGCGTTGGCCCCGTGATGGGTGTTCCCATCGACGTGAAGGCTTGTGTCCGGAATTTTAGTTCGACGTGGGGTGGAGCAGCCCGGTAGCTCGTCAGGCTCATAACCTGAAGGTCGGCGGTTCGAATCCGCCTCCCGCAACCATCATTCCCGACAGCGAGCGCGGATGTACCGCCGCTGTCAGGCGCTGAAGCCCGGTCCTCGTGACTGGGCTTTTTGCTGGTCTTAGCTACGTTTCAGCAAGGCAATGACTTGATCCGGGCTTAGCGTATTCCCCCCGATCATCGAAGCACGAACCATTTCGAAATTCGCCGCCATATTTCGATATCGCGCGACGGTGGGCATATGGGAGTTCATACTCCGGCCTTTGAAGCGTCTGAACCTATCAAGCTGGTTTACCAAGAAGTCCGCGATGCCGAGGTATTCGGTCTCGTTATTCCCATCGAACCCTAGGAACTTAGGCTCCTTCGCCCACGGCCCGACCTCTCTCGCTATCCTTTCGCGGTCTTTTTCGTCGAACTTCGCCCAGGCTTCTTCGACGAAATCCCAGACGTCCAGAATATCGACAACCACACTGACGTTGTCCCTGTTGTCCCTGTGGTCGTGCAAGACGCCGGTCATCTCCCAGTCAAGAGCCCATAGGTGCCCGCCGTAAATCGCCTGCTGGATGAGCTTGACCGTCTTAGGATCGTCGTAGCCCTTGGTGTGCTTCAGCACTTCAGTAAGAAGCCAAATCGTCAGCATCTGGGGCTTATCCAGCGCGATGTCCGTCCGATCGTTTGATTTCATCAGGCCTTGATCGACCAAGCGCCGGATCGCCTCTGCTCTAGAAGGCAAATCAGCCTGGGCGGATCTCCACCGATCCACTTTTTCGAGCGTCGACGCTTCAAGGCGCATCTCAAATCGTTCCGTAAGTGGTCCCATAACTCACTCCATCAAATTGTCCGTCGTCGCAACTGTATAGCCCGTATGATTGTACGTATCAACCGTGAAAGTGACGGAGCCAGTTGTGGGTTCAGACGACTGGGAAAGCAGGGTGCGGGGTGCGTCAGATCCAATGCCGAAATCTGTGAGTGATGCTGTCTCTTGACCTGTCTGCCTTCGAGCGGCGCGCCCGCGATTTGGGTGGTGCTATCGATCAGGTGCCGTTCGCGCTGTCTCGCGCGCTGAACGATGCGCTCTACAAGGCGAGGGACGAATTGGTCGGGCACACCTGGCCGTCGAGCATCACCGTCCGCAACCCGAGCTTCATCAAGGCAGCGCTCAACGTCGAGCCTTCGACCAAGACCAGCCTGCGCGGTGCAGTGTTCGATCGCTTCGACCGCGGCAACCTATGCCTTCACGATCGCGGCGGTACGAAGCAGGCGCGTGGTCGCCTCGCCATCCCCGATGCCAAGATCAAAGGCGCGCGCGGGGCGAAGGGACTGCCGAAGCGTCTGCGTCCTGCTGGACTGGCCCGATCCTTCCGCAAGGGGGACGCCATCTACCAGCGCGTGGGCAAGTACCAGGCAGGCAAGAAGGCAACGAAGCGGAAGGCTGCGACGGCAGGCGTCGACAACCGCAAGCTCCAGCTGATGTTCACGCTGAAGCGTTCAGCCAGCATGCGGGCCGACGTGCCCTTCACGGAGGACTTCCGTCGCGTTGTGATCCGTGAGGTCCACGCCTCGTTCCCGAACCGGCTCAGGCAGGCGATGGGCACGAGACGGGGGTGATCGCGAGATGGGGCCCCTCTGCCCATGGTGACGCAGCAAATCCCAGGGTCCTTCCTGCCCCCTATGGGCCGGGGGTAACGCGCGACCCCGGGCCTTTCGCAGCGCTGAATGTGCAAAACCCGGTAACGCGGTAACAGGGTAACGCCATGTCAGCGGCTGGTTCAGCTCCCAAAAATATGAGCCAAGCAGATTTTGCACGGCGCCGCGGCGTGTCGCGGAAGGCCGTTACGTCGTGGAAACAAAAGGGTTTGCTCGTCATAGGCAGCGATGGGCAGGTCGTCGTCGAAGCCAGTGAATGGAATCTCGACCAACGCCCTGCCACCTATCGAGGCGGCGTTACCCACCGCCCCGTTCGCGGCCCCGACGGTAACAACTCTTCAGCGCCGCCGGCATCAGCGGCTCGATCCAAGACACGCCCCTCACAGTCAGACGATGACGAGGGGGACATCGTTGGCTTCGACCTCGATGCCGAGGATCTGCCGCTCGCTGAAGCGGTGCGGCGCAAGGAAAACTATCTCGGCCTGCTGCGCCGTCGCGAGCTTGAGGTAGCCAATACCGAGTGGGTGCGGATCGAGGCTGTCGCCGCGCAGGTCGAGCGCGAGTATGGCACCGTTCGCGAGCGCCTTCTCACCATCCCGGGCAAGATTGCCGCCTCCCTTATGGGCGCCGATCGGCCAACCATCGATTTGATCCTGCGACGAGAGATCACCGAGGCGCTGCATGAACTGCATGATCCATCCGGACTTGCGCAGCGGGCAGGCGCTGGCGTCTCGGCTGACACAGGCAAGGCTAGCGCTTAAGCCACCGCCCATCCTCGACCTGGTCGAGTGGGCAGACACCTATCGCAAGGTCGCGAGCAAGACTTCCGCATCACCCGGCCAGTGGCAGACCAACGCTCAGCCAGTAGCCTTCGGCCCGATGCGGGCGGTGACCGAGCCCGACACTCACACCGTCTCGGTCATGGCGGGAACGCAGGTCGTCAAGACCGAGCTGCTGATCAATGTGGCCGGGTTCTTCATCCACCAGGACCCCGGCAGCATCCTGTTCGTCCAGCCGACGCAGGGCGCGGCCGAGGCCTTCTCGAAGGAGCGTTTTGCGCCAACCGTCGAAGTCACGCCGGCGCTGTCGGAACTCATCGCCAAGCCCAGGACGCGGGACAGCGAGAACACGATCGCCCACAAGTCTTACCGTGGCGGCTCGCTCGACTTCGTCGGCGCGAACTCCCCGACGGACCTGGCGTCCCGCCCCAAGCGGGTGATCCTCTGCGACGAGATCGACAAGTATCCGCCCAGCGCCGGCGGCGAAGGCGACCCCCTACTGCTCGCAGAAGAGCGGGCGTCCACCTACAAAGCGGTTGGCCGGTCGAAATCGGTTCGGACGTGCTCGCCTACCGAGGAAGGCGTTTCAAGGATCGGTCGCGAGTATGCGGCCAGCGATCAGCGGCGCTGTTATGTAGCCTGCCCGCATTGCGGTCATTCGCAGCTGATGACCTGGGCGCAGGTGACTTGGAGCAAAGACGCAGCCGGCGGTCATCTGCCGGAGAGCGCTGGTATTCAGTGCTCCGGCCCTGACTGCGGTGTGATCTGGACCGAGGGCGATCGCATCGCCGCCCTGGATGCGTTGGAGCATGCGCCCGATCATGGATGGCGGCAGACGCGTCAGTTCGTCTGTTGCGAGGTGGTCCAGACACCGGAGCGCTGGACAAAAGCAGGGCGGTCCCGCTGCCAGCATTGCGATAAGCCGACGAGCTATGGCGGCCACGCCGGTTTTCATATCTCGAAGCTCTACTCGAAGCGGCATCGGCTGCCCGATTTGGTTCAGGAGTTCCTGGACGCAAAGGCTGATCCGGAATCGCTCAAGAAGTTCACGAACACCGGGCTCGCGGAACTCTGGCGACCGGTTGGCAGAGAAAGTCTCGACGGCACCGGCCTGATAGCTCGCGCCGAGCTCTACGGGCCCGACGATCTCCCGGATGAGGTCCGCGTCATCACCGGCTTCTGCGACGTGCAGGGCGATCGGTTGGAAATACAGCTTGTCGCATGGGGTCCTGACGAAGAGGCCTGGCCATTCCTGTACGAGATCATCCATCTGGATCCCGCCCAGCCGCAGGTTTGGCGAGAACTGGACACCCTTCGAGCCAGGGCGTTCCGAACGCGCGGTAATCGTATCTTGAGGATCGCGGCCTTTGGCGTTGACACCGGCGGCCATCACACGACGCAGGTACACGCGTATTGCCGGCTCCGCCGCAAGCAACGCGTTTTCGCAACTCAGGGTCATGCCTCGAAGCCACTTTGGACCAACCGATCGTCCCGCTCCAAGAACAACGACCCGCTTTGGCACATTGGGACTAACGCGGCGAAGGATGCCATCTACGCCCGCCTTCGTATCGATCCCCCCGAAGAGCCGGGCCAGCGCCGGCCCGGCTTCATCCACTTTCCGCAGGCCGAGAATTTCGGTCCTGAGTATTTCGAACAGCTGACGGTGGAGCGCCGCGAAATTCGATATCGCTCCGGACAGCCGTACGTCCTCTGGATTTGCCCGAAGGGTAAGCGGAACGAAGTTCTTGACACGTTCGTGGGTGCTTTAGCGGTCCGCCGTGCTCTGCCAGCTCGGATCGAGCGTTCACTTGAATTTGGCTTGGCAGAACCCGCTGCGCCTTCCGCGAATGATGCCGCAGATGGCGAGGCGCCTCCGAGTGCTCAGCCACGCCCCAAATACATGCCGCGGCGGCGCGGCTTTCTGAACCCCAACCGATAACGAGGAGTCATCACGATGTCTGACGAAAAAAGCGTGAGCGTTCGTAGCCTGATCAAGAAGGGCGAAGGCGTGCTGATCAAGCGCAATGGCGTCTGGACCTATCCAGGCTGTGCGAACGATCCGAGCGGGACCAACCTGGTGCTGCCGCTTGAGCACGTCTCGGACGCCGAGGTGCAGAAGGCGCTTTCGGATGGCGATCTGCGCGCGGCTATGACCACCCCGACGGGGGCAGTCTCGGCTGTTCGCCTCATTGAGGACGAGACGGCCGTGGTTTCGTCTGGCCTCGCCGGCACTGCGGAACTTGGCACCGAGCTGCCGTCCGGCTCGCGGCCTACCCACGACGCCGGCACTGGCAAGACGTCGGCCGCTGAGGCTGAGAAGCAGGCGACCGATGCGATCGAGGCCATGAAGCCCGCCGTTGCTCCGCCGGCACCTTCCGCCCCCGCGCCGACGGGCAAGGCCAAGAGCTGATGGCCGAGGGCGAGGAGGTCAAGCGACCGCCCCAGGTCGACCCTGACCCGCGCTACGCGACGCCGCCTTGGCGCCGCGAGCGCACCGCCGGGATCGATCCCCGGAAGGGACGCTGAGCATGGCCACCGACGATCAAGTCAGGGCGAACCTTGCCTCGATCGAGGCGGCCATCGCATCGGGCGTTACCCGCGCGAGCTACGATGGCAAGTCTACCGAATTCAGGTCGCTGGCCGAGATGCGCTCGATCCGTGACGACCTGAAGGGCCAGCTGGGCGAGCGTGTGCGGCCTCGCCGGACCGTGGCGGCCTATTCGGGCGGCTTCTGATCGATGCAGATCAACTGGATTGACCGCGCGATCGGCTATGTTGCCCCGCAGCGCGCCGAGAAGCGCATTGCGGCGCGTGCCCGCATCGAACGGATCTCGCGCGTTCGCAACCTCTATGAGGCGGCGAGCCTAGGCCGGCGCACTCAGGGCTGGCGGGCGATCTCGACTGACGTCAACAGCGAGAACCGCCTGGCGCTGGCGCGCCTGCGGGACGCTTCGAGGGAGATGGTTCGCAACAACCCGTTCGCGGCGCGCGCCAAGGCGGTGATCCCGCACAATGCAGTCGGCGCTGGCATCATGGGCCGCGTGAAAGCCGAGCGGCAAAAGCGCGTCGAGGACATCAAGAAGCTCCTGGTCCGGCACTTCGATACGAGGGACATCGATGCTGACGGGCGCCTGAACCTCTATGGCTTGCAGTCGCTGGTCATGGCGACAGTGGTCGAGGCCGGCGAGGTGCTGGTCCGCCGGCGCATCCGCCGCCCGACCGATGGTTATGCGCTGCCGTTCCAGATCCAGGTGCTTGAGGCCGACTTCATCGATACCAACGTCGAAGGCCCGCAGCCCAACGGCAACTTCGCGGTCCAGGGCATCGAGTTCGACCTGCGCGGCAAGCGCGTGGCGTACTTCCTGTTCGACAATCACCCCGGCTCGTCCACCACTGGCAGCCGCTCATCCACGCGCAGCCAGCGCGTCTCGGCTGACTTCATCGCGCACATCTACCGTGTCGATCGTCCAGGGCAGGTGAGGGGCGTCTCGTGGTTCGCGCCGGTGATGGTTCGGATGCGCGACCTCGCAGACTATACCGATGCCCAGCTCGTTCGGCAGAAGATTGCCGCGTGCTTTGCCGCGTTCATCACGGCAGAAGAAGGCTTCGACAGCGGCGATCCGGAAGGGACGACCGCAGGCCCCGGCGCGTACCCGATCGAATCCTTCGAGCCGGGCATGATCGAGCGGCTCCGGCAGGGCGAGAGCGTCACCTTCGCGAGCCCGCCATCGACCGCAGACTTCGCGCCATACCAGTCGGCAACGCTGCACGAGATCGCCTCCGGCCTCAGCGTGCCATACGAGGCACTGACCGGTGACCTGACCAATGTCAGCTTCATCTCCGGCCGGCTAGGGCGCATCGAGTTCCGCTCGTCGGTCGATAGCTGGCGTTGGAACATGCTGATCCCGCAGATGCTGGATCCGCTGGCGGCATGGACGCAGGAGGCGGCCGCGGTGGCGACCGGATCGTCTGAACCATTCACACTGGGCTGGACGCCGCCGCGCTGGGAGATGCTGGACCCGGCCGCTGAGATCGAAAGCGCGGCCAAGGCGATCCGGTCGGGCCTGTCCTGGCAGAGCGAAGAGCTGCGTCTGCAGGGCTACGACCCAGACGAAGCCTTCGCTGGAATGAAGGCCGACTTCGATAAGCTCGATGCGCTCGGCCTGGTGCTCGACATCGACCCGAGGAAGGTCACGACCCGCGGCGTTGCTCAGAAGAGCGCCGATCCCAATGCGCCCGATCCGGCGGACAAGTAGCAGGACACATCGATGAGCACGAAAGCAAAGCAGCCTGCCCGCAAGGGCCGGGCCGATGGCACGCGCGCCGAGATGCAGGGCACCCGCTCGCTCGTCATGAACGGCGAGATCATGATCTACGGCGTGATCGACAGCTACGACGATTGGGGTGGCTCGGTTCGCGCCATCGACGTCATGGGCTCGATCATCGAGCTCGCGGATCAGGATCGCCTGTCGGTTCGCATCAACTCTCCCGGCGGCAACGTCATGGAGGGCCTGAGCATCTACAATGCGCTGCGCAATGCCGGGAAGCCTATCGACGTCCATGTCGATGCAATGGCGGCCTCGATTGCGTCTGTCATCGCCATGGCCGGCGACACGATCACGATCGCCGAAACCGGCACGATCATGATCCACAACCCTTGGGACGTCGCGATCGGCGACGCCGAGGATCTGCGGAATCGCGCCGACGAGATCGACCGCCTGAAGGCGATCATCGTCGACATCTATGCCAAGCGCACTGAGCTGGCCATCGAGGAGATCGACGCGCTGATGACCGCCGAGACCTTCATGAGCGCGTCCGACGCGATCGACAAAGGCTTCGCCGACGAGATCGAGCAGGGGCTGGCCATCGCCGCCTGCGCCAAGCTGAGCAAGGCCGATCTGCGGCGCCTGAACGAAACGGTGTCGGCCCGCGCCAGCCACGGCGCGAAGATCACCGCAGCGCCCGTTCCTGAGCCTGCCGCGCAGTCGAAGCTCGGCAACCTGGCCGCCGCCATCAAGACGCGCATGACCATGCGTGCTCGCGCGGTCGGTCTCATTTCCTAAGCGCCTCCCCGCGCTCACCTCTGCCGCCCGCTCTCACCGGGGAGCGCGGACCTGCGGCTCATTTAGTCCCGGCCCAACCACGGAAACCCAAGATGAACCGCTCCCTCCGCGCGGTCGCCCACCTGTCGGTTGGCGCCGTCTTCCTCTTCGCCCTCGGCTGCGCGCTGGTGGCATTCTCGCCTGACGCATACGCTGCGGTCCCGGCCCTGAAGTCGGCGGTCGCTGCCCACGGCACCTCCCTGCAGGACCTGATTCTGCAGGCGACGCCCGTTCTCCTGGCCCTCAAGGCCAAGGCCACCGAGCTTGAGCACAGCGCTCAGGCGAAGCTCGGCGAGGTGACCGACAAGCTTGATGCTGCTGCGCTCAGCAAGATCGACGACGATCATGCCGAGATCGTGCGCCAGCTTACGGCAACCCGCGCCCAGATCTCCGCCCTGGAAAGCCCCCCGCCCGCTGACGAAAGCGCGATCCGGGCCGAGGCGGCCCGCACTGAGCGCGAACGCTCCGCCGGGATCCTGGCTCAAGCTCGCGCCGCGAAAATCCCGGCTGACGATCAGTTCATCACTGACCTGCTCGCCAGCGCCCGGCCGCTCGCCGACGCTCGAAACGAGGTCATCAACGAGTGGTCGCGTCGGCAGGAAGCGCGAGGCGACAACCCGAACGAGGGCAATACCCCGGCGGGCGCTGACGTTCAGGTCATCAAGGATGGCGTCGACAAGTGGGCACAGGGCGCCGAGCGCGGCCTGTTGATCCGTGCCGGTCTCGCCAAGCCGACCGATGCTGACAAGGGCAACGAGTTCACCGGCCTGACGCTCGCTGAGCTGGCGCGCTCTTCGCTGACGGTCCGCAACATTAAGACCGGTGGCATCGATCGCATGAAGATGGTCGGGCAGGCTTTCACCGTGCGCAACTCCGCGCCTGGCATGCACTCGACCTCTGACTTCCCGACGATCATCCAGAACGTCGCCTATCGCGCCATGCTGCAGGGCTACACGGAAGTCGACGAGACGTTCCCGCTCTGGACCGGTAAGGGCACGGCGAGCGACTTCCGGCCGATCGCCCGCGTCGACATGGGCCTCTTCCCGGCTCTGGATAAGGTCGAAGAGGGCGCCGAATACAAATACGGCACCTTCGGCGACAACGGCACGACCGTGATGGTCGCGACCTACGGCAAGATGTTCGCCATCACTCGCCAGGCGATCATCAACGACGACCTGCAGTTCTTCCAGCGCGTTCCCCAGCGCATGGGCCGCGCTGCCAAGCGCACGATCGGCAACCTCGTCTATGCCATCCTGAACGGCAACCCGACGATGCAGGACAGCGTGGCGCTGTTCCACTCCAACCACGGCAACCTTGCCGGGGCAGGTGCTGCGCCGAGCGTCGCCTCCATCGCAGCTGCGATGGCTGCTATGGCGGTTCAGAAGGACGACGCCGGCACGGGCACCGGTGGCGGCGCCACGCCGAAGTATATCCTCACTCCGCCTCCGCTGTGGCTGCCGACCAACTTGGCGCTGAACTCGGCCAACTACCCGGGTGATGCCGGCCAGCTGAAGAACCCGATCGCCGGCATGTTCACGCCGATCTCGGACAGCCGCCTTTCCGGCACCGCCTGGTACATGGCCGGCGATCCCGCCCAGACCGACACCATCGAGGTCACTTACCTCGACGGCGTCGAGGAGCCGGATCTGGAGCAGCGCGAAGGCTGGAGCGTTGATGGGACCGAATTCAAGGTCCGCATGGATGCTGGCGTGAAGGCACTTCACTGGCGCGGCCTCTACAAGAACGCCGGCGCCTGATCGGCGACTGAGTAATCGGGCGGCGTGCGCGCCGCTCGTCACCCTTCCCCTCATCGCAGCGGAGACATCCCGTGAAAAACTTCATCCAGGCCGGCGATACGCTTACCCTCACTGCTCCTTCGGGCGGCGTGGTCAGCGGCGGCGGCTACATCATCGGCGACCTCTTCGTCGTCTCCACCGTCACCGCCGCACAAGGCTTGCCCTTCGCGGGCAAGACCACCGGCGTCTTCGAGTTCGCGAAGCTCTCGGCGCAGGCCTGGACCGAGGGTGCGAAGGTCTATTGGGATGCGACGAACTCGCGCTTCACGACCGTCGCAACCGGCAACCGCCTGGTCGGCACCGCGGCTGAAGCGGCTGCGAACCCGTCCTCGGTCGGCCGCGTCCGCCTCGACGGCAATGCTCTGCCCGTCGCAGGCTGATGATCGACTTCGACGCTCTCGTGCTCGGCCCGGCGATGGCAATCTTCGCCCGGCCGATTACGGTTCGACCGATCGTCTCCCAGCCTCTTGCCGCTCCTTACGCCGCACGCGGGATCTGGGGCAGGCGAGCTGCCGACATGCAGCTCGAGGATGGCAGCATCCTCGGCACCGACGACCTCACCATTGGTATTCGGATTGGCGAGTTTCCGATCCTTCCCAAGCCCGGCGACCTCATCGAGATCGACGCTCACATGTCGCTGCCACGGATCGGCGTCTGCGAGATGGTCGATGACGGCGATGACGGGCAGGGCGGTTACGCGATCGTTGTGAAGATCGTCGGGCCATGAGCACTGCGGCCACCCGCATCAGGGATGCGATCTTCACTCGCGTGCTGCCGCTGACGACGGCGTCGGACTTCAAGACGGTTCGGATCATGCCTGTGATGATGCTGCAGCCCGACAACCTGCCGGCCCTGACGGTATCGCTGCTTAGCGAGCGCATGACGCCAGACGGCGACGATAACGCCGGCGAGGTCCGCTTCAATAGCGATGTGACGATTGGCATCTCCATCGTGCGCGGCTTTGCGGCGCCGATCGATCTCGATGCTCAGACCGATATCGACGTCGACCTCGTCGAGCAGATTTTGCTCCGGGATCCGACATTCGTGCGTTTCGGGGACGATACGCGTTATCCGATCGGCGACGATCGCCGCGAGCCCCTCTTTGAGGCGGTCGCCAGCATCAATCGGCGGCGTTCATACCCGCAGAGCGGTGAAACATACCTTGTCGAGGTGCGCCTCGAGCTGACGTTCCGCACCTCTGCGGATTTCACGCCTCTGCTGGAAGACGAATTCGAGCGCTTCGCGCTCACTGCACGGCCACTCGGTACCGGGCCGCACACGCCCTCGACCGGCTTCCATGTCGTCGAAGAAGCCGACGACGACTGATCATCATCACCAGGAGAGCCACGATGGCCGACATCAGCGTCAAGCCGGTGCGCAAGGGCATGAACCTTTCGCATCCGGTCGCCGGAGCATTGCCGGATCAGCCGGACGAGAACGGCAACTGGCCACTCTGGCCAGAGGACCAGTTCACCTTCCGCCGTCTGCGCGACGGTGACATCAAGCGCGTCGAGGCAGACGAAGCGGAGCCGGCCAAGGCCGCCGACGCCAAGGTCGATGCCGGCGCTCCCTCGAACAAGCGGAGCTAAGCCGTCATGGTGTCATTCACCCAGATCCCTGCCGGTTGGAAGCTGCCGCTGGTCTCGATCGAGATCGATTCCTCGCAGGCCGGCGCCGCGAACCAGCCGCGCTATGCGCTGATCGCCGACTACAAGATCGCTGCCGGTACCGGCGTCGTTGACGTAGCGGTCGCTTGCGGCTCACTTGCTCAGGTCCGCGAGATCGGCGGCATTGGCTCGCCGCTGGCTCGTGCTTTCGAAGCATTCCAGAAGCTGAACAAGGGCACGCCCGTCTTCGTGCTGCCTGTTGCCGAGCCGTCTGGCGGCGTGAAAGCTGCGGCCGAGCTTATCGTAACCAACGCGCCCACGGTTGCGGGAACGCTGGCGCTGTACATCGGCGGCCAAAAGATCCCGGTGGGTCTCACAGCCTCGGACACGCCGACCACCGCCGGCACCAAGATCGCCGCTGCGATCAATGCCAAGACCACGCTACCCGTGACCGCCACGGCCGCGACCGGCACCGTCACCATTACGGCGAAGTGGAAGGGCCTGACCGGCAACGACATCCGCGTCGAGGAGAACGTGCTTGGGCCCAACGGCGGCGAGGTTCGCCCGACGAGCCTGGGCTTGACCTTCCCGGCGTCGAACGTCCTCACCGGCGGCACCGGCACGCCAGACTGGACGAACGCGATCGCCAACCTTGGGGATGCGCCTTACGATTATGTCTCCATGGCGCATTCGGACACGGGCTCGCTCAACGCATGGGGCACCGAGTACGGCTTCACGGACTCCGGACGCTGGGGCTGGCTGCGCGAGATGTTCGGCCAGGTGTGGAGTGCCAAGCGCGACACCTACGCCAACCTGATGAGCTGGGGGCCGAACAACAACGCTCCCGTCATCTCCGTCATGGCGGTCGAGGTGTCCTCGCCGACACCCATCTGGGAATGGACCGCTGCTTATGCGGCGCGCGCTGCTGCCGCTCTGACTGCGGATCCTGCTCGCCCGCTGCAGACGCTTACGCTCGACGGCATCCAGACCGCCGCGCGCTCCGGCCGGTTCAGCAAGACAGAGCTCAATGGCCTGGCGACCGTCGGCCTGGCGGTGCAGACGGCGACGCCGGATGGCGTGCCGATGATCCTGCGCGAGCAGACGACCTATCAGAAAAACTCGCTCGGTCAGCCGGACGGGGCCTATGAGGTCGCCACCACGCTCGCGACTCTGGCAGAGGTGCTTCGGCGCCTGAAACTCGCAATCACCGGCAAGTTCCCGCGCCACAAGCTGGCCAATGACGGCACGCGCCTCGCTCCCGGTCAGGCCGTCGTCACGCCGAACACGATCAAGGCTGAGATCGTCGCTGAGTACGAGCGCTGCGAATATGACGGCCTGGTCGAGAACGTGAAGGCGTTCAAGGCGGCTCTCGTGGTCGAGCGTGACAGCCAGGACGTCAATCGCGTCAACGTCCTCTATCCGCCGGACCTCATCAACCAGCTCCGCCACCTAGCGGTGTTGGCCCAGTTTAGGTTGCAGTATTCCGACGCAGCCGCTGCGGCTTGACGACTATGAGGTCAATTCTTCTGACCCTGAGCATCAACAGCGAGGAGGAAGGCATCGTCGATAGCGTTCCTCAAAGCGAGCATTGCGTTTCGATCCGCGTGCAGCTGGGCGACAGCAACCGGCACGAGGGGAACCTGTCCATTGCTCAAAGAAACCGGCCTGGGGAGGGTCAGCACCAGGCCGAACATTCCGTCGATGTGACAGAACGACGGCACGGCGTTGAAGGTAATAAAGGGGGCGCCGGGGTCCTGAATAATAGGGGTCGGGGCGGAGTTGGTAGCCTCGTCGGCCATTACGTTCTCCCTGGCTCACTGCCGCCGTCGTACTTCGTCAAGCCCGGCCAGACGTTGCCTTCGGCCGTCTTCAAATCCTAATCGGAGATCATCATCATGGCCAAGCGCATCGCTGGCGTCGCCTTCTGGAAAGTCGACGGCCGCCAGCTCTCCCTTCGGGGCAATCTCACCGTCTCGCCGACCGCCTTCGAGCGCACCGGCATCGCCGGCCAGGATGCCGTTCACGGCTTCTCGGAAGTGCCGCGCGTTCCCTTCATTCAGGGGGACGTCTCGCTCGTCGAAGGCACCTCGGTCGAGGACATCGACGCCGTCACCGACGCCACTATCACCGCCGAGCTCGCCAACGGTCAGATCTGGGTGCTGCGCAACGCCTGGCGTGCGCAGGTCAGCGAGATCAATACCCGAGAGGGTCAGTTTGCGGTTCGCTTTGAAGGCGAATCCTGCACGCAGATAGGGTAATAAGACATGGCTGAGAAGAACGAGCTCGAGACCGTTCCTGCGCTCATTATCCCCCTGTCCAAGCCCATCCAGGCTCACGGCGAGGAGATCACCGAGCTGCGGCTGCGCGCGCCCACGGCGAATGATGTGATCCAGATCGGCAACCCGATCGCGCTCGACATCAGCACCGATCCTCCGCGCGCGACGCCGGATGACCGGAAGATGGCGCAGATGATCGCGCGACTGGCTGACGTGCCTCCGTCGTCCATCGGCCAGATGGATCCGAACGACTTCACCGGAGCCATCATCCGCACGCTCCCTTTTTTCGTGCCGAGGCTCTAGGCGACACCGTCAAGGCGGTGTTCAGCCTGTGCCGCGTTCACGAGGGTGCCATTCCCTTCCCGTGGCTGATCGAGCAGCCCCCGCATGTGATCGCTGAGCTTCAGCGGCTCACCGGCGAGTGGCTTGACGAGATCAAGAGCGACGAAGAATAGCATGAGCGATGAATCCTTGCGCCTCGTAGCCGAGGTAGTCGACAAGTTCACGGGCCCACTGCGCGCGCTGCGCCAGGGTCTGCAGGGCATCCAGTCGTCTCCTGGTATGGCGCGTGTCGCCACCGATTTTGGTGCGGTGACGCGTTCGGTCGGCAACCTCTCCGGGGCGATCCGAAACACTCTTGTCCCGGCGCTATCTGCCGCAGGGCTAGCGGGCCTTTCGGTAGGCGGTGGCCTGGCTAGCATCAGCTCGGTCTTCGCCACGACCACCACCCGGCTGAACCATCTAAGTGCATCCACTGGCGTAGCCATCCAGACGATGCGAGAGCTGACCGCGCTCGCGCCTCGGATCGGGATCGACGAGAATTCGGTCAAGTCTGGGCTGCAGAGCTTTTCCGCGGCGTTCGACCAGATCAAGCGCAAGCAGGGCGAGACCTATATCGAGCTCTATCGCAAGGCTCCCCGACTGGCTGAGGCTCTGGTCGGATCGAAATCCATCGATGAGGCTCTGTCGCACTCACTGAGCTTCCTCGCCGGCGTCGCGAAGGAGAAGGGGCCAGCCCAGGCGCGGCTCTGGTCTCAGATGCTTTTCGGGACCGAGGACATGGCGGCCGTCGGCGAGCTCGGCGTCCAGGGACTACGGAAGGCATTGGAAGAGATACGTAAGCGGCTCGGCACCATCGATCCCCAGGCGATGGCGACGTCGAAGGCGTTCAACAACGCCCTCCACGACATGCAGGACACTGCAATCGGCTTGCGCGACGCGATCGGCGCGGAAGTGCTCCCGATGATCAACGAGCTCGCGAAGGGCGCGCGGGACTTCTTCGACGCCAACAAGGTCTCGATCCGCGACGGTATCGCCGGCTTCATCAAGGATGTCGCCAGCTTCAATTGGGGCGAGTTCATCACGGGCATCAAGGAGACTGCGTCCAGCATCAATGGGTTGGTGCAGTCGATCGGCGGCTGGAAGACAGTGCTGATTGGAATGGTCGCTCTGAAGGGCGTCTCCCTTGCCGCCCCGGTGCTCGGCCTGGCCTTCGCCATCACGAAGCTCACCACCGCGCTTATTGCGCTGCCCCTTGCCAAGCTCGGCGGGATGCTCGGGCTGATGAGCGCCGGCGGCATGGCGGCGGGCGCTGCCAGCCTTGTAGCAGCCGTCGCGGCGGCGCTCGGCATGAAGGCGATCGCAGACAGCCGCTCGAAGACCTTGGTTCCGGAGACAAACGAGCAGCTCGAGAAGCTTCAAGCGCAGAGGCAGGAGCTTCAGGGCCGCCTTGCCGATGCTGAGAAGAACGGCCTTGGCGAGGGCGTGACCGTTCGCATCCGGGAGCGGATCGAGCATACCGATCGCGAGCTGAAGAACCTTCGTGAGCGCCTGGCCAAGGCCACAGAGATGGGCTTCGCCGAAGGTGCCGAGAAGGCCCAGCCGAAGATCGAGCGCGAAACGAAGGGCACCTTCGAGAAGCTGAAGGACTGGCTCTCGCTCAGCAGCATGAACGGCGCGCCGGCGGGCGGCGGATTCATGGGTGCGCAGATCCACCGCGCGGCGCTCGGTGCCTCATGGGGCGGCGGTGGAAGCGGCTATGGCGCTGGGCGCTACGGGGGTGGCGGCAACTATGGAGCTGGCGGCTACGGCGGTGGCGGGGATGCCGGCTACAGCGGCTCGCCTTCCACGAGGGTGCCTAGCGTAGGACGTAGCCGGGGCGGGGCATCTTCAGCCGTGTCTGGGAGCTTCGGCGCCGCGTTCGATGCTCCCCTGGCTGGTGGATCTGGCGTTCCCCGAGTCGCGCTGCCGAGGTTTGGCCCGGGCATGGGCACGATCGGCACCCCCATCAAAGGCACGACCTTCGATCAAAAAGCGCCCGGTATCATTGGGCGTTTAATGGAGGACTTCAGCCTGACCAAGGAGCAGGCCGCAGGTATCGTTGGCAACTTGGGGCACGAGAGCGGTGGCTTCAAACACATGCAGGAGATTAACCCCCTCGGCGGCGGGCGCGGTGGCTTTGGGTGGGCGCAGTGGACAGGTCCGCGCCGCCGGCAATTTGAAGCATGGGCAAAGGAAAAGGGTCTCGACCCGACCTCCGATGAAGCCAATTATGGATTCCTCCGGCACGAGCTCAAGACGACAGAGCGCAAAAGCCTTGCCGCCGTCCGCGGTACCCACAACGCTCGCGATGCGACGATCGCTTTCGAGAGCGCATTCGAGCGGTCGGGGGTCAAAGCTTACGGGTCGCGTCTAAAATATGCATCGCGAGCCCTACAGGCTCACGAACGGGCTGGGCGAGACGGGCATATAACCGCGGGCCCGGGGCCCGCATGGCCAAGCGCTTGGTCGGCAGGAGACACCAGGTCAGGAGCCGTCTCCAGCGCCGACGGCGAGGGCTTTGATGAAGCACGTCGCCAAGCTGGCCTGAAGCCCAGCCCCGGCGATCTCAGGTATAAGCCCGACAGTGGCGTCGAGCTTTTGCGGAAAGCTCTTCGATCAGGCGTAACCGGCAGCGGCATCAACCGTGTCCAGGGTGATGCTAGCCTTCGCATCCAGCTCGACGGATTTCCTCGGGGTACGAAGACAAGCACTGAATTCAATGGCCTCTTCAAAGAGGTCAGCCTGAACCGGGGGAAGGCCATGCCTGTCGCGTCGGAAGAGGCTTAACTAGCGCTTCGGCCGGCGGGCTGAAGTATCAAAGCAGACGGATACCTGCAGGTCGTCAGTCCACCCGCAGTAGCTTGTGCGGTTGATTTCATAGGCAGCTGCGGGCCTGCCGTTGATCGTCCACCGATGGAATTGGCCCTGCCGGTCGACGTAGATCACCCGAAACGTTTGTCCCTTCACGGTTATGTCCTGTGCGAACTTCTCGCCCGGCAGCTCTCGGATCGAGCAATCGCCCTTGCTGAGGCGGTCCGCCTGGACCTCGAAGGCTTCACAAGTAGCCGCCCGCGCGGACACAGCGAAGCCAGTCGAGGCTGTCAGAACTGCAACGAGAATAGCGCTCTTCATCGGTTAGACTTCAGCCCCTTGCTGAGGACAGCGCTGACGGCGCTGTCGCCTTCCGCAGGTTGGCGCTTTCTCTAGGAGGGATCAATGTCCGAATGGCGAGATAGGCTCCAGCCTGCTTCTTTTCGCGGGGCACAGTTCAAGGTCGAGCTCGGAGCACGAGCCGGCGGCCGGCGCGTCCAGATCCACGAATTTCCGAAGCGCGATGAGCCTTACGCTGAGGACATGGGTCGGCGAGCCCGCGCTCATCCTATCACAGCGTACCTCGTCGGGTCGGGTTATCAGACCGCGCGTGATCGGCTACTTGCCGAACTCGAGAAAGAGGGCGCAGGCGCGCTGGTTCATCCGACGCTTGGCACGTTCAACGTCGTTTGCGCGACTTACACCGTCATCGAGCGTCGAGAGCGCGGCGGCTATGTCGAGTTCGACCTGCAGTTTCTTGAGGCCGGAAGCCAGACGCCTGTGACCTTGCGGACCGCTACTCCGGAGATGGTTCAGGAGAAGGCCGAAGCTGCGACGATCAGCGCAACGGCCGCTGTAAACGAAGCGATCAGCGTTTGATATGACCCCACTGGTTGAAGCCACGGCGATACTCAATCGCGTCGCCGCGCTGCTGATCTCGGCAGCACGGAACGAAGCTGGACGGCAGGGTGCCGAGCTGCGGCTGGCCTGCGGCGATCTTGTCGACGGCGTCGCTGTGCACTTGTCCGAACGCAGGATCGGCGAGCATCTGGCGGCGGTCTTCAGGGCCGCCACCGAGGCCGGTTGCCGGTTCAGTCAAATCGAGCAGGTGCTTGCGGGCATCCAGCGCGAGCGGCCTTCATCCCCGATCGCCAAGGCAATCTGCACAGGATGCACCTGGTTCGGTCTCATCGAGATGGCGAGGATTTCTTCCGTCACAGCATTCCGCAGTCGCGAGGATGCCCAGTCAATCGGCGTTAGGGTGAACGCCACCTTCGCTCCGGCAGAAGATGCCGCGGCAGACCAAGGTGAACACCGGTTCTATCGAGATCTTGTCGCGCTCCACGCGGCCGTGACGCGGGACCTGGTCGAGCGCGGCCGGCCGTTACCGCGCATCGTCCCATACCGGACGGCAATGCGGCTCCCCGCGCTAGCGCTGAGCAACCGCATCTACGGCGCCGCCGATCGAGCCGACGAGCTGGTCGGTGAAAATCACGCCGTACACCCGCTATTCATGCCGGCCGCTGGCCGGGCATTCTCAGGCTGATCAATGCCAAAAGCTGAAGAGGTCGCCGAGGTCATCATCGGCGGCACGATCTATCGCGACTGGACCAGCGTCCAGGCCTCAATCGTGTTCGACCAAGCGACCCGCGAATGTGTTCTCGCTGTCGCCGAGCCCAGCACCGGTCGCGGCTGGCCGAACCTAAAGCTGAGACCTGGGGATCCATGCGAGGTCCGGCTGGCGGGGGTGCGTGTCCTTCGAGGCTTCGTGATCAAGCGCCAGGCGGCGTTCAGCGATCGGCAGCATGGCGTGCAGATCATCATCGCCAGCAAGACGGCGGACCTCGTCGAAGCGTCGGTGATCGGCAGCAAGGGGCAGTACAAGGGATATACCTTCGAGCAGATCACCAGCTCGGTGCTGAAGCCCTTCGGCATCAATTTCAAGATGGAGAATGCGCCCTCGAGCGCGAGCCGCAAGTTCCCCGATGTCCAGCTATTCCCGGGCGAGACAGCATGGGCCTTCATCGAGCGTCTGGCTCGAATGCGCAACGTTCACTTGGTCTGCGATTCCGATGGCAACCTCGTCGGCGGGGCTGCGAAGGGTGGCGGGTCGATCGCGACGCTAGAGGAAGGCCGCAACCTGCTGTTCGGTCGCTGCGTGCTCGACGATGCGACGATCAACTCGGTGATCGAGGCGGTCGGTCAAGGGAAAGGCAGTGACGAACGATGGGGCCGATCTGTGGCCCAGATGAAGGAGCGGATCGAGAACAGCGCGATGAAGCGCTATAAGCCGCTCAAGATCATCGCGGAAGAACCTGGCGACAAGCAGGACCTCAAGGACCGTGGCGACCGCGAGAAGGCCGAGCAGCAATACACCTCCGTCGACGTCTCGGTGACCGTACAGGGTTGGCTGAATGACGACGGCAAGCTCTGGGACGTCGGGCCCTCGGTCGACGTCTATAGCCCGCTGCTATTCCCCGACGATCGGATGAACCTCTGCATCAAGGCCGTGACCTTCGCGCAATCCAGTGAGGCCGGCACGACGACAACCATTGATCTTTGCCTTCCGACAGCCCTCGGCGCCCGGCAGTCCGCCCCGTCGACCGGCACAGACGGCGGGCTATTCCGCCAATCGACCTGAGGCGCACATGAGACGAAGCAGCAGCGCCGACGCCGCAAAACGCGCCTATCTCGGCGCTTCGCGCGCCACGATCACGAAGGTGGCCGACGGCAAGAAGATGCAAGAGATCGACGTCGACATCACGTCGGACGAGTCGCGCCAGGGGGTGGAGCGTCCGCAGAACTACGGCTTCACGTCGAACCCATTGCCGCCGAGCGCCAATGGCGACGCCGCCGAAGCCATCATGGTCGGCATGGGCGGTTCGCGCTCTCACCCTGTGGTCGTTGCCATCGACGATCGCCGGCACCGCCTGAAAGACATCAAGTCCGGCGAAAGTGCTCAATACGACGACCAGGGCCAAAAGGTTCACCTCACCCGCGATGGCATCGTCATGGAAACCCCGAAGAAGTTCACGCTGAACGTCAACGGCAAGGGTTCGATCACGATCGACAAGGATGGCGTCATCACCCTGAAGGGCAGCGCCATCAAGTTCGAGAAGACCTGATGCGCGCGCATCGGCACGGCGATAGCCGGATCTGCGGTGCCAGCACCATTGTGGCTGGTCAGAGTCATGTGACTGTCGAAGGCCAGCTCTGGGCTGTTGACGGCGACCCGAACGACCATGGCGGTGGCGCGCTGATCAGCACCCACGCCTGGCTCACCATCAACGGCAAGGGCGTGATCGTCGCGCAGGATCCTGCCGGCGCCGACGCGCTCTGTCCGGTACCGCCGCACTGCAATCCTTCAGCCGTCGGCTTCAGCGATCTCGTGGACGTGGCATGACCGATATTCGCATTGCCCAGATCATCGCGCCCGAAGCGGTGACGATGGACTTCCTGCTTTCGCCGGCCGGCGGGCTCGACACCTCTCAGGAACTGGCCTCCGCCGTGACAGTGGCTCTCGGAACCGATCGGTTGGCCGATCCTGCCGATGAGTTGCCCGAACTCGAAGGAAATGATCGGCGCGGCTGGTGGGGCGACCTCGAAGCCGATCAGATCCATGATGGCTGGCCGATTGGCACGCGGCTCTGGCTGCTTTCGCGCTCGGCCATCACCGGACCCGAGGCGCAACGCGGCAGCACGATCGCGCGCGCCGAACACTACGCCCGCGAGGCACTGCAGCCGATCATCGATCGCGGGATAGCCACCCGAGTTGAGGTGCGTGCGGAGCGCACCACGCTGGGCCGCATCGACCTGAAGGCCACGCTCTACCGCGGGCCCCTCCCCGCCGTCGAGCTGCAATACGCCGACCTCTGGGCCGAAATCGGAGCCTGACCCTATGCCATGGTCGACACCTACGCTGGGCGAGCTCCGGCGCCTGATCCGCGACAACGTGACGGCATTCCTGCCCGGCGCTGACGCGACCGTGCCGAACTCGGTGCTGCGGGTCCTGACGGACAGCAATGCGGGCCTCGCCGCGCTGACGCTGCAATATCTGGACTGGCTTGCGCGCCAGATCATGGTCGACACCGCCGAGGCCGAGTGGCTGGACAGGTTCGGGCAGATCTGGCTCGGCGGCCGGAAGGCGGCGATCTTCGCAGAAGGCTCCGCGCTCTTCACCGGCATTCCTGGGACCGTTGTCCCGGTCGGCACGCAACTCGTGACCAGCAACAGCGCTGTCGCCTTCGAGACGATGGAAGCAGGCACGTTGGGGGACGGCGCGATCGAGATAAGCCTGCGCGCGCTCGATCCCGGTATTGGGGGCAACCTTCTCGATGGGGCGCCGCTCACGATCACGAGCGCGGTCGCGGGGCTGGATGCGACTGCGACGGTGAGCGCGCTCGCCGGAGGAGTCGATGCGGAGAGCGACGCTGACCTGCGCAGCAGGATCCTCGATCGCATCCGCAAGCCTCCGATGGGTGGCGACGCTGACGATTACGTTGCATGGGCGCTTGAAGTGCCGGGCGTCACGCGAGCGTGGACCTCCCCGCTTGAGATGGGCATCGGCACGGTAACGCTGCGTTTCATGATGGACGACCTGAGGTCAAATGCCGGAGGGTTTCCCGCGGAGGAAGACATTGCGGTCGTGGCCGCGCATCTTGAGGCGAAGCGGCCGGTCACGGCGCGCGATCTGTTCGTTCATGCGCCGATCCCGGAGCCCATCGACTTCACGCTCGAGGATCTGGACAGCGACGACGCAGGCACCCGGTTCAACATTGAGGCCGCGGTTGCGGTCATGCTGCACGACCGCGCCCGACCTGCCTTCTCCCTCAACGGAGTTCGACAGCAGGCGCAGACGATCCATCGCGAGTGGGTCAGCGCGGCCATCTCAAGCGCCGTGGGCGTTGAGACCTTCAATCTTGTGATGACAGACCACCCGATGCCGTCGCCAGGGCACATGGGCGTGCTTGGGAACATCATCCGTGGTTGATCAGCACATCCGGCGGGGCGGCGAGGAATACGCCGACGGCTTTGCCGCTCTGCTGCCGCGGGGGCCGGCCTGGCCGCGTGAGGCTGACAGCGTGCTGATGCGCCTGGTCCGCAGTTTGGCCGAGGTGTGGGGCGGGAGGATCGATCCACGGGCGGCTGACTTGCTGGAGCGCGAGAGCGACCCGCGATCCACAGTGGAGTTGCTTGACGACTGGGAGCGCGTTGCAGGGCTGCCGGATCCGTGTCTGGCAGAACCGCTTTCGATTGCGGACCGGCAGAAGTCTCTGGTCGCGCGCCTGAGTATGCTGGGATCGCAGTCGATCCCGTTCTTCACCGAACTCGCGAGGGCGATCGGATACGAGATCCTGATCGTCGAGCACGCGCCTTTCATGGCCGGGGTCAGCCGCGTCGGAGACACGAGGGACCTCGGCAACGGCTCGCCGCGCTGGGAGATCGGGCCGCCCGAAATACGCTTCTACTGGTCCGTGAGGATCATCAACCCGCGCCTGTCGTGGTTTCGCGCTGGCTCTGGCCAAGCGGGTGTCGATCCGCATCTGCGCATCGGCTTTGCAAGCGATCTCGAATGCGTGCTGCGGCGCTTCAAGCCCGCCCACACCGAGATCTCCTTCGACTATTCGGGCTTGGCCGCCGACGGCGCCATGGCCGGCACTCCCTGACTGACAGCGAGGCATCATGAAGTACGTCGCGCCATACGGGTCAAACGATCCGGATGCACCCTATATCAATGGTGATCCCTCTCAGGGTCGGCAGGGCTCAATTCCGGCAGCGGCCGCCTTCGAGCACCCGCTGCGCGAGATCGCGTATGTCATCGCCGCGTCGGGGCAGTCCCCGTCAGAAAACGACCTGACGCAGCTCTGGAAGGCGATCCTGATCGCCAAGCAGGGCATCTACGCAGTCGATACCGGCACGACCAACGTGCTGATGATCGAGCCCGAGCCGTCGCCTGCCGAATACCAAGCCGGCGACATCTACCTGGTGAAGGTCGCGGAGACCAACACCGGCCCGGCCACACTCACAGTCGATCTGCTCGGCTCCATGCAGATCACGCGGACGAACGGCGATCTGCTATCGCCCGGCGACCTTATCGAGGGTGGTATCGCTCTCCTCGTCTATGACGGCGTCAAGTTTCAGCTGGAAAGCGTGCCGAGCTTCTTGCTCGGCCTGTCGGAGGTGTCGTTCTGGCACTACGGCGCCGACACTGGCCCAGGGCCGAACTCGGTGGTTCTCGACAACCTGTCGCCGGCAGTCTCGGCGTATGCACCGGGGCTTGCGATCGGCTTCGTCGCAGGCAGCACGAACACTGGTCCGACAACCATCGAGATCGGAGACCTCGGCCCGAAAGAGATCTGTCGAGGTTCCGGCGGCGATCTGGAAGCCAATGATCTTATCGCCGGCGTGATGGCGCTGATCGTCTATGACGGCACTCAATTCCAGATCATGAACCCGCTCGCGGCCTACGGCAGCGGGCCGGGCGATCCGGCCGAGCTTCCCGTTGGCTGGAACGCGATCATCGGGCCGCTGCGTCCCTACTGGCTTGCCGTGATCAGCGCCACGACCGTCGCGCCGCCCGGGTCGCCGACGATCGGTGATGCATATCTGATCCCGTCCGGCGCAACCGGGGCATGGTCGGGCCTAGCCAATCGCATCGCCCAGTGGACCTCGGGCGGTTGGGTCACCCGGGATTACCCGGAGGCTTCGGTGGTCGGCGTTTCCTCCGGCAAGTACCTGCGCCGCACCAGCTCGGGCTGGGAGACATTCTGGTCACCTAGCCATCGAGACTTCGAGACCAAAACGGCGAACTTCACCGCCGTCGCGGGCGGCGCCTACCTCTGCAATACGACGACCGCGCCGTTCACGATGTCACTGCCGGCCGCGCCTGCGCAGAACGACAAGGTTCGGATCGCAGATGGCGCCAGCTTCGCTTCCAAGAACATGACCGTCGCTCGCAACGGCGCGGCCACAATCCACGGTATCGCCGAGGACCTCATCATCGACGTCGGCTGCGCCGGGTTCGAACTCATCTATCTCGGCACCGGCTGGAGGATCGTCTGACATGAGCCTGCTGAGCACAATTCTCGGACATCAGAATAGCGTCGGCGGCTCGGGTGTCGAGATCATCTCCCTCGTCGGGCAGCTGCCTACCTTCGGGACCGGGAACGTCCGACTATTCTTCGACAGTGTGTCATTCACCGTGCCGGCTGGCGTTAGCCAGATGCGCGGCCGCGTTATCGGCTCAGGTGCGGGCAGCGGATCGTGCTCCATCGGGGCGATCATGTCGGCGACCGGCGGTGGCAATGGCGGAACCTCCGGCAACGCCTCTGGTGGCATGGGCATCGGCGGCGACTTCCAGGCATCCGGCGGGCAAGGCGGTGCCAGGCTCTCTTTCGCTGGCGGAGGCGGCGGCGGCGCGGGCTCGGAACTGGGCGTAGGAGGCAATGGTGGGGACGGCAACACTGGCGGCCAACGGGGCGGCGGTGGCGGCGGCGTCGGCGGCGCCAATGCCTCGGGCGAGAATGGCGGGCGCCCCGCAGCAGTCGCGGCGCGTTTTCCCAATCGCATCGATATCGATGGCAACGGCATCGACGACGGATCGGGCTCGCCGCTGTTCTTCCCCTTCTGGAGCTTTGGCGGAAGCGTTGGGCGAAATGCCTCGTCCAGTCAGCAACTGCGTGCCGGGGCGAGCGGAACCGGCTGCGGCGGCAATGGCGCGCAGAACCAGGTCTCGGCAATCGCCGGCCGGGGCGGAGCGGGCGGCGGTGGCGGTGGCGGAGCGACGCCCGCCGGAGCTGCCTCCGGCGGAGTGGGTGGAGGCATCGGGGGCGCTGGGGGCTACGGCGGCAACGGCGGCGGCGGCTACGCGCGCGGCCTGTTTTCGGTCACGCCCGGCCAAGTCATCACCATCACCGTTGTCGGCAACGGTCTCGTCATCCTGGAGTATTGAACATGGCCAAGAAGGCTCGCATCGTCGACGGCGTTGCTGTGGATGTCACCACGGCTTCGCTGACTGGACGCTTCCATCCGGACCTGGTCTCCCAGTTTCAGACGGTGCCAAACTCCGTTGTGGAGGGCTCACGCCTCGTCGCCGGCGTCTGGCAGGCTCCCGAAGCGCCAGGGTCTCAGGAGGAGGCGGCTCAACCGCTTGCCCTCACGCACATCGCGTTCATCCGCCACGCTCTCGAGGTCGGCGGCTTGACACAAGAGGCATACCTCGCCGCGAAGGCTGAGCCGCAGCTCGCGTTCTTCTGGGAGATGTTCGGCCTGGCCACCGTGATTGAACGTGACGACGGGGACGTCCGCCAGGGCGCAGTGGCGTTGCAGCAGCTTGGCTTCCTCACCGAGGACGGCCGGCAGGCCATCTTCGACCAGTGGCCGACGGTCTGAGGCGCTTCGATGTCGCTCGCCACGATTGATTATGCGGTCAAGCAGAACGAGGACTGGATCGATAGCTTCCAGATCTTCGACGCGACGGACGAGGGCGAGCCTGGCGATCCCCGCGACCTGACCGGCTCATCGTTCCGGGCGCACTTCCGTGCAGATCCCGATGGCGCAACCGTCTACCTCGAAGCCAGCACAGACAACGGGCGCCTCCAGGTCGGTGACGATCCTGTTGAAGGGTGGGTTCATTGGAACGTCCCGCGTTCGGTGCTGAAGGGCGTGCCGCCCGGCATCTATCACTATGACGTCGTCTGGACCGACGCCGGCGGCGCTGTTGACACGGTGGCTGAAGGCATCTGGACGCTGAAGATCGGGATCACGCGATGACAGCGATCGTCGTCCAGCCGGGCGAAGGGGCGTCCGTCCCGATCTCTCGCGCGGGCCCGGCCGGGAAGGGCTGGAAGTTCGGCAGCGGCGCGCCTGCGGCCGAGATCGGCCGGATTGGGGAAATGTACCTCGACCTCGATACCTTCGATGTCTACGGACCCAAGGTCGGAGCATCCTGGCCAGCCGAGCCGGTCGCCCACCTGAAAGAGGCCGCAGACCTCGTTCTGGATGCACAGGAAGCCATCGAGCAAATAGCGGTGCAAGTTGCGCAGTCCGCGCAGCTGGCCGACGGCTATGCGACATCTGCAAACGCCGCCAAGAACACTGCGGCTGCCTATCGGAATGATGTCGTCGAGGCGGCGGCCGCGATTGGCACTGCAGTCGAGGATGTCGAGGAACTGGCGGAGCAGGTTGCCGGGGACGCCGCTGCTGCGGCTGCGTCCGCGAGCAAGCTCGTTGCGACCTCCACGACGTCGCGCACGCTGGGGCTGGGAGCGAAGGTGTTCGATACGCAGACCGGCAAGCTGTTCGCAGCTGGCAATGCCGTCTGGGTGACGTCGGACTCCGCACCGAGCACGCACTGGATGACGGGACTCGTCACCAGCTACGTCGGTGACGACTTGACGATCGACGTCACCAGCTTCTCTGGCAGCGGCGCGCGCGCGGATTGGACGATCAGGGTCAGCGGTGCTCCCGGCGCGAACGGGCTCAGCGGCTGGACGCCGGAACTCGCCACCGTCGAAGACGGCGAGCGGGAAGTTCTGCAGGTCATCGACTGGTTCGGCGGTACCGGCACGAAGCCGGACCTTGGGATGTATCTCGGCGCTGGCGGCTTCGTCGTCGACATCGAGGACGCCCGAAACGTCCGGGGCGGTGGTGCCAAGGGGTGGACGCCGAAGCTCGCGGTTGTCCCGGACGGGATCCGGTATGTGCAGCAGGTCGTCGACTGGTTCGGCGGCGAGGGCGTGAAGCCACCAACGGGCGAATATCTCGGGCCGTCTGGTCATGTGACCGACATAGCCGAAGCCTCGAATATTCGTGGCGCGCCGGGCCTCGGCTCTGGCGACATGACGAAGTCCGTCTACGACACGGACAACGACGGCAAGGTCGACGCGGCAGAAACCGCGGATAGCGTTCTCTGGGCTGGCATTCCCGACAAGCCAGCGTTCGATACTGCGGCGCTGCAACCCGCCTCGGCATTCGCGACCTCCGCACAGGGCGCGCTCGCCACCAACGCCATGCCAAAGACGGGCGGCGCCTTCACGGGTGCGATCTTGCTCAGCTCCGACGGTTCGACGTCTATGCACCCGGTCAGCTACCAGCAGTTCCAGAGCGGGCTGCTGAGCCTGGGTCGGCGCGGTCAGGTCAGGGTGGCGACCGCCGCGAACATCACGATCTCGACTGCGCTGAACAGCGGCGACAGCCTCGACGGCGTGACACTCGCGACCGGCGACCTGGTGCTGGTAAAGAATCAGAGCACCGCCAGCCAGAACGGCATCTATATCGTCGGCACCTCGCCCGCGCGCTCGGCAGAGTTCGACACCTATGACGAGCATGCCGGTGTGACGCTGGCGGTTCAGGAAGGCACCCAGGCCGACACGCTCTGGCTCTGCACATCGAACCGAGGCGGCACGCTCGGCTCGACCGCGATCGCCTTTGCGCCGCTGCCGGTC